TTTGTGCTTTCGTCCAATTTAACAACTGCGTGCCACTTCCCTAGAGGACAGGACAAAGCGGGGAAGAGAACCTTTGCCGACATTTTACATCCGCAAGTGCGATACTTAACACCTTCGTGAATTACATCATTGCCAATGACGGGAGTGCCGCAAGTTCCTTTGTCCGAATAATGCTCGCACGCTCTGCATGATTGAAGGCGTGCCTCTGCGCTTCCTATTGTAATTTTACTAACCATTTTCGTAGTTGTTTTTTGGATTCTTTTACAGCCAAAAATAGATCCTTCTTTGGGATTCCTGTTTCATCGCTGAGTTTAGTATAACTAAAATCATCCAGCGACCATAAAAGAAAGACCTCCTTTTGAAAGAACGGTAGTCGGTTGATCGCTATATCAATTGTCTCGTTGTCCAGCCTTGCGCCTATCCATGTCCTTAGCTTGGCGTGATCAATTGAATTCTCGTTGAATTCTAGTGGAGACATATCGAATAGAGCGTGAAAAGATGACGATGGATATTTGTAAGCCATCGCCATTGATCGCTTAACGTAGTGGTCTAGCGTGCCGTCATCAATTAACTGCTGATATTTCTCACGTTGAATCAGCCTGGTGATAGTATCGTGCAACAAATCATCCGCTAGAAATTTATCTCCCTTGCAGATGTTGACGGCAAGCCGCTGCCATTCGTTGTAGTATCGTTCAATCTCCTTCAAAGAAGTAGTTATCAATTGCACGTTGGGCCTCATCGAAGCCTTTACAAATGTACGCACAATAACCGCGCTTTGATAGTTCGCTAATCCATGCCTTTTGTTCTGGTGATGGATAGCCGCCTTCTTTCTTTAGCTCAATGAATAGACCGTTGTAGCCATTTCGTGGTTCGTAGATGCCAAGATCGGGAAAACCTCGCTTATATCCTGTCGCTTTCATTCGAGCCGCTTGTGTGTAACTCGTTCTCATCCCTCCAGCACTAGCGCAATAGAGTGCAGTTGGATATTTGGCTTTCAGATATTGAATAACTGCCGCCTGAACACTTGCTTCGGATCCTTCTTTAATGATCTTAACCGCTTTTTTCTTTGGAAATTTACTGCTTGAAACCCGCATAAACATTCACTTTTTAAAAATAGTTTGAAAAATATTTGGAATAAAGAAAAGGATTCACATATATTTGCCCATCAATAAAAACAACAAACAAATGTACACCACATTCCCAACCAAACCATGTGCCTCATTTAACGAATGGGCCGCATACGTCCGAAAGTCTGTCGTAAATGCTCAGCTCAAAGAAGAAGCGCAAATAGACATCGAAGCCGAACAATTTGTAAAATCAATCAAACACCAAATACTCAATAAAAAATGAGCAATCAAGTAGCCCCAACAAAAGACCTTCGCGCATTCGTTGAAAGTCCAGCTGTCAAGTCTCGCCTCCAAGAAATGTTAGGCAAGCGAGCAACGCAATTTACAACATCATTGCTTCAAGTGGTGAACTCGAATAAATTGTTGCAGAACGCGAGCAAGGAGAGCATCTACACCGCAGCAATGACGGCAGCAGTTCTTGACCTTCCCATCCAAAACAATCTTGGCTATGCTTGGATAGTTCCTTACAACAAAGAGGCGCAGTTCCAAATCGGATGGAAAGGATTAGTGCAGCTCGCACAACGCTCTGGGCAGTATAAGTCTATCGGAGTGCTAGAAGTCTATGAGAACCAATTTGAAAGTTTTAATGCTTTAACCGAAGAACTAAAAGGCAATTTTGATCTTGCACCTGATGGCAAGGTTGTCGGATATGCAGCCTACTTTAAATTGGTCAATGGATTTGAGAAAACGACATATTGGTCTTTGAGCCAAGTAACTGCACATGGATTGAAATATAGTAAGTCTTTTAAATTTGGCCCATGGAAGGATAACTTTGATGCGATGGCAAAAAAGACGGTGCTCAAATCACTACTCAGTAAATGGGGCCCAATGTCGGTAGACGTGCAAATGCAAATTGCCATGAAAGCAGACCAAGCAGTTGTAACAGACGTAACAAACGAGACGGTTGACGTTGAATATGTAGACCAATCCGAGCCAATGGATGCGGAAGAAAAGCGCATCCGCGAGGTAATCCAGTCTTTCACTGAGAAATCTGACGCGATTAGCTTTGTGGATGGTCTTGATCTAGCCACCGCTGATAAATATTCTGCTGAGATTGAAGAAGAATTACTTAAATTTGTTGAACAATAATTCTTTAAAACAAATGAAAGCAGAAGAAATCATCATTCGCGCACATCAAATTGGAGCGATCATGCCAGGCCCTCGCGAGAAAGCGGGAGAGCTATCACAAACCGTTCAAAAGGAATTAATCAAGATTTATGCTGCACATCTTACGGGTGTGCAGTTGTCAAAGTCAAGCAAGTATCTTGATAAGGGAATTGAAGTCGAAGAAGATTCAATCACTCTTAAAGCGATAGCTGAGAAAAGAATGCTCCGCAAGAATACCGAGCGAAAGTCTGACGAGTTTTTTACTGGAGAGTGTGACATTATGGACGGAGATACAATTCACGATATTAAGTCTAGCTGGAGCCTCGAAAGCCACTTGCTAAAATCAGTTCAGAAGATCAACGAGGATTACTGGTGGCAAGGTCAAATCTATATGTATCTATATGGAGCGACAAAGTACAAGATCTGCCATTGCCTCGTGAATACTCCAGAGCATTTGATCGCAAGAGAGCAACAAAACTATCTATATAAGCTTGGCGTGAATCCTGACCGATACCATCTATACGAAGAAGAACTAGAGAACATTCGCAAGGGAATGCAGTTCGATCAGTTGCCTGTTGAGCTGAGATATTTTACGCAAGACTTTGAGATTGATCTCGAAGCCATTGAAAGAGCAAAGGCAAGAATAAGTGAGTGCAGAAATTGGATAATAAATAATTTAGTCAAATGAAAAATAAACAGACCATCAAACAAATAGTCGTTGATCACTTCGGTAGCGTGCAGAATTGCGCTACCGAAATGAAGGTAAGTACACCAACTATGTACACATACATGAAGTACCCATCCAATATGCAGATTGGCTTCTTTGTGAAGCTTGCGGATGAACTTAAATTAACCAAAGATGAACTCTTTAAAATCGTGAACGCATGACCCGCCAAGAAAATATTGAACTGCTCACGAGTATGTTCCCGCCCAAGTATAAGGACGAAATGGAAAGTGTGCTTTACAACATCATTAATAGGCCAATAGAGGAGCAAGAAGCACATATCTTATCTCACTTGACTAATGAGGACAAGAAGCGGATTGTGATCCAAGAGATCGAACACTACTTTGACGTGACGCTGGAGTCTCTCAGACTTCCGAGTCGAAAACGAGAGCTAGTGGAAGTCCGACAAATATTTATGTACTACCTTCGCAAGAATGGGTTAACGCTCCAATCTACTGCCGCATTGCTTGGCAAAGACCATAGCACTGCGATTCATTCAATAAAACAACAGGAGAACCTTATATTCACTAGCGCAAGATGGCGCGATATACACAACCAAATAAATGAACGAATTGAATTTGCACTCTCACAACTACGACAAGCTAAAGTGGAATATTACCGAAGCAAATACGCCAATAGCCACATTCAAAATCAAGTGGAAATCACCGAGAAAATCGAATCGCCAGTTGGTGAAATCGCTTAATCCAACCATTGAAGATGTCGTGTTATTCTTTCAATCGAAAGGCTAAAAAGTAGATGCAGCCAAGAAGTTTTGGAGCTACTACGATGCAGCTGAGTGGAAGGATAGCAACGGCAAGCTCGTCAAGAATTGGAAGCAGAAAGCCATAGGTGTTTGGTTCAAGCCTGAGAATGCAGAAATTCAAACTACTATTGCTGGCATTGACTATACTGACATCAATAATTTCTTAAAGCGATGAATACAAAACAAACAGCAGTTGAGTGGTTAGTAGAGCAATTAGAACAACACCATGTTAAGATTGATGTTAAAAACACAGTTGTATATCAACAAGCTAAAACAATGGAGCGTGAGCAGATGAAAGCAGCATATTGTGAAGGCTCTAAATTGATTTAATGCCCAAATGAATTGTCTGCTTCCTTTGACTTTTTTTTATACTATATTGAAACATACGAAGGAGGTGAGCAATGACATTAGCACCCATAGAAAAAACAATTGTTGAGTGCGCCAACTCAACGCTATTCAAGGAAGCTGAGCGCATTGAACAAAAGAAAGCAATATTGGCGTCATTTATTCAAAGTGGATGCGATGTAACTATTCTAATTGATGACGTGGACGATCTTTTATTCAACGTCATAGCATCGAATGTGATGGAGTTCTTTCCTCGTATAACCATTGCAGACTTCACGAAGGCATTTCAGATGAATGCTATGCAGCAATTGGCTGAGCATACCGATAGCTTCGGTAAATTCAATCCCGTATTCGTTGGCAAGGTGTTGAAGTCTTACATGGCTGTTCGATCGCTCGCACATTCGAAACAAAACAAGATTGCATCAGCCAATACTCCACTACTTGAAGCACCCGCTACCGAGCCAACTGAACAAGACTGGTTAGAAATAATTGAGTTGGACAAAGCACATTTGAACGCTGGCCGAAATGCTTGGCGAATTAGCGCACCATTTATGTTCGATTGGCTTTACAAAACTGCAAGGCTAAGCGACAACGATCTGACGGATGAAGAATGGCGAGCCGTGAAGTTAACCGCTAAGCGAAACGTGATGTTTGAACGAAAATTGAACAAAGGTCTTGTAGATCGCATGAGCAACTTGGAGCGAGATCAGTACAACATCGCGTGCATTCAAGAAGGAAAGAGAATTGTCTATGAAAAATATTTGATGTTATGACACACGGATCACTATTTAGTGGGATTGGAGGCTTCGATTTAGCCGCACAATGGATGGGGTGGGAAAATCTATTTCATTGCGAATGGAATGAGTTTGGACAAAAGGTATTAAGCCATTACTGGCCTAACGCAGAATTATTTAACGACATAACAAAATCAGATTTTAAAAAATATGCAAACAGAATTGATGTTCTTTCAGGAGGATTCCCTTGTCAACCCTATTCAACAGCAGGTAAACGACTCGGAAAAGAAGATGAACGCCATTTGTGGCCCGAAATGCTTAGAGCGATTCAAGAGATTGCCCCGCGTTACGTTGTGGGCGAAAACGTTCGCGGGCTTACTAATTGGAATGGAGGGATGGTATTCAACGAAGTGTGTTCTGACTTGGAAGCTTGTGGGTACGAAGTACAACCGTTTATACTTCCAGCTTGTGCCGTCAACGCTCCGCATAGACGAGATAGAATTTGGTTTGTTGCCTACCGTGAAGCTAACAGACTCGCAAAATCAGAGAGAGCTAACAAATGGCAAGAACATCAGCAAAACAACAGGATTGGAATATGGACTTCATCTGACTCAAATGGCAGTATCGGGGATGCTACCAACGCCAACGGCTTTCGATTGGAACAGTGCAAGGACGGAGGAGAAATGGAAAGAGAAGGGAGTGAGTTTACAAATGCCACTCAAACAAATGGCGAGATTAAAAATTCTTCCGACACCAATGGCATCGGATTGTGGGGAGAAGGTAACAGGATTGGAGAATCAAGATTCGCTGGTAAAAATGACAAGAAAAATTACTGGCAAAACTTCCCAACTCAATCCCCCATTTGTAGCGGAGATGATGGGATTTCCGACAGATTGGACGGAATTACCTTTTCTAAGTGGCGAAAAGAAAGTATAAAAGCATATGGAAACGCAGTAGTTCCTCAAGTAGTTTACCAAATTTTCAAAACGATAAGTAAAGCAGAAGCAGAAGAATGAGTGAACTTAATATCGAGTATAATCCAAAGCAATTAAAAGCGCTTGAAGCGCTTGCTGTTGATAGCGATATTGAACAGGTACTTTATGGTGGAGCCGCATCAGGCGGAAAGTCGTTTCTTGGTTGTGACTGGCAAATAAAAAGACGCCTAAAATACGCTGGAACTAGAGGGCTGATCGGAAGGTCAGAGTTGAAAAGATTAAAGCAGTCAACGCTAAAGACTTTCTTTGAAAGAGCAAGTGCGCTCGGTCTAGTATCTGAAAAACATTTTGTATATAACCAACAGGAAAGCTTTATTAGGTTCAACAATGGAAGCGAGATCATTCTTATGGACC